TTTCGGTCAAGAGGTTCAAGATCAAATAGTAAACTATCAAAACTCTAAATGTAGTATAGAAAGAAACAAAATATATGAGCAATATATTTCACCTGCATTTAAAGAATTAGTACATAGTCTTGTATCAGTTTACAAATTTAAATCTGCAAATGAAGATATAGAACATTTAAAGTCAGATTGTGTTTCAAATCTTTACGAAACAATTCATAAATGGAGTCCTGATAAAGGTAAAAAAGCTTTTTCTTACTTTAATGTTGTAGCTAAAAACTATCTAACTATACAAAGCAGACGTCTTTTAAAAAATTGTAATAGAAACATATATTTAGATGATGCAGAAAGACTTAGTAATAGTATAAAAACAGAAATTTACGATCAAGAATACGTTGATGGTGAAGAATTATTAAGACAAAGTTTAGCTCAATATAGAAAAATATTAGAAATTATTGACTATATAGGCGATAAAATTAAAGATCCTAACGATATAAAATGTTGTTTTGCAATAAAAAAACTGTTTAATGAAATAGAAACAATTGAGTTCTTTAATAAAAGAGCAGTATTTGTATATTTAAGAGAAATATCAGGTTTAAATAGCACTGAGTTGTCTTCTTCTTTATCAAGTATTAGAAAAATATACAGAAAGTCTGTAGGACATGATAAGTTATTTAATCTTTTTGAAACGGAGTAATAATGAAAGACGCAGATAAACTTTTAGCAAAGCTTGAAAAAAATGACGGAAAAGAAAAAAAGATAAAAAATTTTTCTGACATACTTGATTCTATTGACTCTTTAGAAGATAAGAAAAAGATGTTATGGAAAGAGATATATGAAAATTCTATACAAGATAGAGAAAAAGCTAAGCTTCTTTTTAATGATGCTTATGTTTCAATGACAGGAGGTATTAACGAACATATGAATATTGGTGCTGTAATGTCAAAATATCTTGAAAGAATGTGTAGATCAAATGATCAAATTCTAAAACTAGTAGAGTTAATATCTAAAGAAGAAGAAAAAGCTGATAATATTAGTGAAGATGATATTTTTAGTAAAATAAAAGGTTAACTAAATGTTAAAAAAAGCAAAAGTTGTATTTTATTTAAATGATATAAGCGAAAAAAATAAAAAAGCATTTGCTGAAAAGCTTGCTAAATTAAAAGTAAATTTCATGCCTGAAGAAGATGAAGCTATTAAGCATATAGTAAACTTTTTACCTCCTGGAACTATACTTGCAAAAAGCTTTTCAGCAAAAGAAAAAGCTGATTTAATATGTCTTCCTCTGTTGTCGTCTCATATTTCTTTACCTTTAAAGCAAGGAGAATTTGTATGGTACTCTACAGACGAAGATGCAAAAAAAAATAGAAATGATGAAAAAAACTTTTATGAAAATCATCCGCTTTTGTCGTTTAACGACTATTGGATTTCTAGAATACATGGGACTTTAATAAGTGAAGACTTAAACTATGCTCATAAGCCTAGAGATAGGTTAGTTAAAAAAGCAAAAGTATCAAAAGAAGATTTAGACAATCCTAATAATATTAAAATTCCAGGATATGATGAAGAAAATGTTTTTGTTCAAACAGATGTTTTTACAAGTGAAATATATGAAGAAGGAATTGACAATCAGTTTGGATCTAAACTTGTTCCAAGAATGTTTTCAAAAACAGATGACTTAACAATACAAGGAAGTTACAATACTCTTATAAACTTTACAAACAATAACACTTCAGATAGTCAAACAAAAAGTAGAGAAGGTATTATTGATATAGTTGCAGGCAGACTATCTTTTCAAGATTTCTATGAAGACGAAGTTGAAGAAGATGAAATAGTTGACTTTGGTAAAAGATCAATAACTAACTCAAGCAATAAAGAAAACAAAGTAGATAATAAAGAGTTTAAATTATCTAAAAATAAAGTATTAAAAATAACTAATGCTAGCGGTGGTGAAGAGGTTTTTAAGTCTCCTGAATTTTATTTGAATGAAGAATTTCAAGGTTTAAATAGTAATGAAGGTAATATAGACTTTATAAAAGATGCATCAAGAATAATGATTAATGAAGCAATAGATATAGACTCAGATGTTTATTATGATACTTCTTTTATAAAAGACAATACATTTAAATTAGAAGAAACAGGTACTATAATCACTAACTTAATATCAAAAAGTTATTTAAATAATACTATTTATTCAATTGAAAATTTTGAAGTTGAAGAAATTGAAGAATATATTACTTTTAAAAACAAAGAAACAAAAGTTTTAGAATCAATGTCTTTGCCAACAATATTTTTAAAAACTAACAATATTAGAATGATTTCAAGAAAAGAACTGAAAAATGAAGAAAAGCTAATACCATCAGGTAGTATAAGATTAATAAAAGAAGACAATAATTATTTAAATTATTCTCACTTGTTAATGGAAAACAATGGTGACGTTTTTATAAATGGAAATAATATTTTCATAGGAGATTTTAGAAAAGAAATTTTAAAATTAGGAAATCATAAAGATATACAAACTCTTACTACAGAAATTGATTCTGGTAACTTTAAGTTAGAGATTGACAATCCTACTTTAAAAAGTATGCATGGTCAAGGTTTTGGAGTATTATTAGGATATGAAGAAAATTTATCTGAACCACTTGTATTAGGTAATACATTAGTTGCTTTTTTAAAAGAAATTTTAAATATTTTTGTTCAATCTTTAGAATCAATAAGAGATCATGAAAAAAGCTTAGTTGATGATTTAAACAAAGATCATATTATTATTAATACTTTTATGGCTACAGCTTCATCACAACTTGCGCCTTTAGGAATTACTATTCCTGTTATATCAGTAAAAGAAAACTATACAAACATAGATTTGGAAAAAAACCAAGAAATAGCTAAATTAAAACTAATCATAAATAATTTAACTGATATTTTAAGTAGATTTTCTAAAACTTCATAATTAGTATTATATTATTTTATGTTTAGGTTATAAATTATGAGTTTACCACAAGGAAACACAGCAAGAGAAGAAGTTGTTTCTTCGAATAGAAGATCACAAGTTTCTATTAATAGCAAAGTGCCAATTGGAATAAAAACACCTTTAGAGCCAGGAAGACTTGCTTCGGAGTCTTTGTTTAAAATGCATTTTGACATTAGAGATCAAATTTTAGATAATTTAAAAAATCTACTAATGACAAAAAAAGGTGAAAGAATTGGATTCGGTGACTATGGAACAGACTTATGGGCAGTATACAATAGTGAGCTTAGTAAAGATGAAATTTATGATTACGCAATGAAAGAAATAAAAGATGCAGTAAACAAATACATTCCTAATATTTCACTAACTAATTTTTATAGCGATAAATTGAGTAGCTTTACTCCTGAACAAAAGTTAGGAAATGAAAAAGAATTTGAAAAAAATAGTAAAGCTTTTGATTTTTATGATGCACAAGGAGCTACACAAGTTACTAAAGGAAAAATAGAAGTTAACAGTAATGATCCTAATGTAGATCAAATTTACAAGCTTACAGTAGAATATAAAATTCCTAAATTAGACGATAAATCTTATACAGCAATTGTATTTCTAAGAACTTCAAAATAAGGTGAAACATGTCAGAAATTAAAATACAAAAATATTTAAAAAATAAAAGTAAAAAACAATTTACTAATAAAACTTATTTAGATTTTAGAAATGATTTATTAGGTTATGCAAGAGAGTTTTACGGTGATAACATATTAGACTTTTCTGAAACTTCTTTAGGTGGTTTATTTTTAGACTTCGCAGCAATTGTTGGTGATTCTTTAGTTTTTTATGCAGAACAACAATTTAACGAGCTAGACTATGAAACAGCAACTAATATACAAAACATAAACAAACACTTAAAAAGAGCAAATATAAAAAATAATTCATCGTATCCTTCTTCAGTTGAAGTAACTTTTTCAATCGAAGTAGAAAAAGATATTAATTCTTCAGAAAAAGATCCTAAACCTTATATAACACACTTACCTGTTATTAAGAAAAACACAGTTATGCTTTCTAACAATGGTATACAGTTTACTTTAGATGAAGATGTTGATTTTTCTTCTGATTATACACAAACAATTGGTGAGCTTAATGAAGATGAAACACCTTTTTCTTTAATTTTGACTAAAAAAGGATTATGCACATCAGGATTTACTACGACAGAAACTGTAAATTTTTCTTCTGATTTAAATGAAGATTACTTTTTATCTTATAAACTAGAAAATTCAAATGTAACAAAAATAATAAGTGTTTCTGACAATGATTTAAATGAGTATCATGAAGTAGAATATTTAAATCAAGGCACAGTTTTTTCTAAAATAGAAAACGATAAAAGCAATTATATTTCAATCAAACCTGTGCCTTATAGATATGTTATTGAAAGAGACTATAACTCAGGAGAAATATTTTTAAGATTTGGTAATGGCAGTGGAAAGTCTGTAAAAGATAACGAATTTGCTAACGTTTCTGATCTTATTATTCCTATTAAAAACAAAGACACATTTGGAAGAGTTGATTTAGATCCTAACATGTTACTAAAAACAAATTCATTAGGCGTTTCTCCTATTGGAAAAAATCTTAGTATAACTTATAAATACGGCGGAGGAATAATTCATAATGTTGCAGCAAATTCTATTACAGAGTTTTTAGATACTCCTATTGTTATTTTTCCTATTGCAGATGATAACGTTACAGAGTCTATAAAAAATATCATTATAGAAAGTATTGAAATAGATAATGAAGAGCCAGCTTTAGGAGGTGCTCCGGCTCCTACTCTAGATGATCTAAAAGCAAGCATACCGTTGGCTATGAATTCTCAAAATAGAATTATAACATATGACGATTTAATTTCAAGAATATTGACAATGCCAAGTGATTTCGGTAAAATTGAAAAAGTAGTTGCTTTAGATAATCCTAATTCTAGTTTTTCTAAAGATTTGTTTGTAACATGTAAAGATTCTGAAGGTTTTTATGTTAATGCTTCTGATGCTATAAAATTAAATCTCGCTAAATATATTAATGAATTTAGACTTATAAGTGACAACTACAATATTTTAGATGTGCCTGTTTATAATTTTGGCATAAAAGCAACAGTGAAAGTTGCTGTAGGTTTTGATATTGAAACAGTTATTTTTGATATATCTACAAGGATATTTGAAAACTTAAGATTTGATTTACTTCAAATAGGCCAACCTATAAATGTTAACGAAATTGTTAGAGTAATAAACAATACTGATGGTGTTGTTACTTTGATTACAGACAAAAGAGATATAATTGTTAATAAAACAGAAAAAGATGCTTTTTTTGATTTTGACTTTAATATTGAAAGAAGCTATTTTAATAACGTAGTAGACTCTAGCGTTAATTATATAGACGGGTTTATTTATCCGCCAAGAGGAGGTATTTTTGAAATGAAATATTCTTCACAAGATATTTTAATTATTGCAAACTAAGGAATAAAAAATGATAGTAATACTTCCAGCTACCAAAGACACATATGTTACAAATCTAAATACACAAAATGTTGATGCAACAAAGTCTAATGTTGGTCACGCTGCAACTCTAGACTTATTTAAGTTATATAACGAAAATAAAAATGCAAAATCTTCTGCTGTTTTAAAGTTTAATACAAGCGGCAACGGCGCTGTAGATGGCCATGAATTTACACTAATTGATACAAAAGGTAACTCTGTTACATTTGAAGTAGACACA